GGCCCAACTCAAAGAATGGGCACAGGGCCACTACGTAGCGGATGAATGACCTCCCCTCGCCTCGCCCCGAAAGGTGCCAGGCGGGTTTACCTTCGGACTGTCTGGAGGTTTCAACAAGTTGCCCGCTACACAGGCTGCAACCTGCTAGCGGGAGAAACAGGAGCGAAGTATGTGTTTTTGCGGTAAAAGCACGGTCAATGGTCAACCCGGCGCGTACTCGTGGGACGGAAAGACTTTCGGTACGCATCCGGCATTCGAGCCTGAGTTGCGAGAGGGTGAAGTTTCAATACTGTTTGAACCGGGCCGATGCTGCAAGGTTCGGGGTATTGATTGCCACTGTCACAACTTCGCGCTCGTGAAGGGCGAGTGTGGCAGTCTCTACATTGCTTGCAGACATGGCGGGGGCACGGTGAGTTATCCGCTTGCTGCTTATGCCCATGCCGACAAGATACTTGCCTCGCTTGATTCTGACGGGCGGTACTGGCTCATGTACGCAATGTGGAACATGGCTAAGAACGCCGCAATTGACGCGAGCAAGGACATGGAGCGGAAGTGGTGTACGGCCATATTCGAGAAGCGAACCAAGATTCGTCGTCGGCACGGTCGGCGTTATGTCGAAATCGTCCCGGCAATTGCCTGAGCATCCCTCGCCCCACACTGAAAAGTGTGCGGCGGGTTTCAACTGTCAAGGCGTTCTTGACAGTTCAATAAAAGTGCCCTCGCGGACTGCAATCCCGAGGGCGCGTCACCGGCTTTTTCTTCAAGGAGCAAGCCAATGAGATGTAGTCTAGTCATGTGTGCATGTGCGTTCCTCGCGTTGGGTGCAGGTCGAGCCGACCGTTACGCTCGCCTGCTGCCAGCCATCGAACAAGTCGAGTCAGGCGGCAAGTCTGACGCGGTTGGCGATGGTGGCAAGGCGGTTGGGATTCTCCAGATTCACCCGATCCTTGTAAGCGATGTCAATCGAATCCTGGGCGAAGATCGGTACACGCTGGCGGATCGTCTGGACCCCGCGAAGTCGCGTGAAATGTTCCGTGTGTACTCGGACCACTACGCGAAGGGGGACGCGGAGAAAGCGGCTCGCAATTGGAATGGGGGACCGAGTGGCCACAAGAAATCCGCAACCCTCGCGTACTGGAACAAGGTCAAGGCTGCGATGGGAGGTGGGAAGTGAAGAGCAACACCAGAAAACAACAGGATGCGGAGTCGTGCGACAGGTGCGGCGTTCACGTTGGCAACGGTTCCGGCGTATACGTTGACAACCCACACACGGGAGACGAGGATCGGGTTTGCGCCGAATGTGCCAACAAGCCCCACAACTGCTGGCACAACTGCGAACTCACGGAAGCATTACAATGTCTCGCCCCGGCGTACGGGGACGAGGCACACAGAAAGGTTGCAGAACGGATGAAACAGGACATGGAAGCACAAATTACGCCGGGACCGTGGGAACTTGAACCAATACTGCCGAGCGAACAAGAATTGGCTTGTGCGGACGGTTGCGCCGTTGCCAAGTTTGGCATCAAGGGAAGCGACGGGGTTTCTGTTTGTCGTCTGTGGTCTAGGAGCAGGCCATACGTCACGCTACCGGGTAGGCATCGTCATCGCGGTATGTTCCCGCTGGACGCGGAGCAGGCGGCAAATGCTCGCCTCATAGCGTCCGCTCCCGATTTGCTCGCAGCAGTAGAGGGTTTGTTGCGTCACTGCGTAACACCCGCCGGAATGCCAGACAAGGGCAAGGGACGCACCAAAGAACAACAAGAGGCATACGACGCGGCCCTCGCCGCAATCGCCAAAGTGAAGGGAGGTGCCAAGTGAAAACCAGTTTGATCGTTGAAATTGAAGAGGACGCAAAGCGACTGGCAGCACCAGACAAAGAGCGGGTTGAGCGTGCCGCGCTTGCGTGTTCTCGCATGAACACCCTTGCAGAAGTCAAAAAGTACCTCAACACAAAATTCACTGGTTATCAGTGGTTTGTTGCTGAGGGTGGACATCACATGGGACTGGTGAGCGATTCGGTTTCAGCCCGAGTACTCATTGTCAGCGACAGATAACTCCCTCGCCCACCACTCAACAGTGCTGGGCGGGTTTATGAACACAAAGTATTGGTTTTACACGATATTCACCGACGGCAAAGAACGCTTCGACCTTCCCGTGTCTGGAGAATACGAAACGGAGCAAGAGGCGCAAGCCAAGTCGGACGCAGCACTAGAGGCCGTTCGTGCATCCGAGCCAAACAAGAAGCACGACGCGATGGTGTTTGTGTCCGAATGATTCCTCCCTCGCACCTCGCGTAACAGTGAGCGGCGGGTTTATGTCCAAGAAAACAATGGCAGTCAGCACAGGCATGGACAGCCGCGAACGCGCGAGCGACCTCGCCACCCATCTCACAAACACCGTGGGCCGCGCTGTCTCCGCATCCCTCGCCATGCACGCGGCGATGGTCTACGCTCAAAAGCACCTGGACGAGTTTGGTGAGTGGTACGCAGCACAGCACGCGCTGCAACCGAAGGTCGGCAGACCTCGCAACGTGCCGGAGTATGACGAATGAACATAGACGATGCTTACAACAGATTTCTGGCCACTGGCCGTCTAAAGCACGTTACGATTGTCAAGTCGGATACGTGCAGCGACCGACGCTTTCACCACGAATCAGACACGTTTGAGATTTTTGTTTATCCTCACGGCGATGACGACATTATTGACGTTCCGCCAGGAACCGTGTTTGTTCGGCACAGTGAACGCGATTTTGTTATTGGTGAACCATGAGTTTCCACGTCGCAAAGAATGGCAAAGCCGAGCCGGAAGGGTGGTATTACTACACCGGCTGCTACACCATAAACGGCGTGACGCGACGGGTTGGCGTAGGTGCCCACCCCTCACCCACAGACGCAACTAACGCCCTTGTCAGAAAACTGGCCGATTTGGGTATTAGCACCGAAGGCGGTTCTGCAAGAGATGTCGGCATGTCCATTGGCAGGTGGGTTGAAGTGTACCTGCAAGGGCGGTCGGACTTGGACAGAAAAACCCTCGCCATGCACACGCTGGCTTGCAATGAGTTCGTCGCCCACGTTGGCAAATCGACACTGCTGAAAAACGTCGGCAGGCAACACGCAAGAGATTGGGGGCTGGTTCTCCGCAAGAAAACCAGTGGCGGCAAACACCTGAAAACCGAAACAATCCGCTCGATATTTTCTCGCCTTCGCGCGTGCTTTCAGTGGGCCATAGACCGCGACCCGCCGCTTATCGAGCGCAACCCGTTCGCGGGCGGCGTACTGAAAGACGTTGGCCTGGGAATCCGCAACAAGCGGTACGCAGACTGGAAGTACGTACCCCTCGCGGAGTTTGACAAGGTGGTTGCAGAGGTTGGCAACGAGCAGGTCGCAGCCATGATGATGCTCGCCCGTCACGCTGGACTACGTTCGTCTGAGACGTTGTTCCTGCGATGGGGAGATATCAACTGGAAGGAACGATGCCTCACGGTGCGAGTCCGCAACGAGCAGGGCCGCAACACGACCAAGCAGCACGAGCGAATGGTGCCTATCAGCCCAGCCCTGTACGATTTCCTGCTGCAAGCCTACCACGACGTAGGGAAAAAGAGCGTGGGACCATGTCACCCACACCCGAAGAAGCCTGAGAAGCACATCCACAAGGCAAGGGAAGCCGCTGGCGTAGAGGATTGGGGCAAGCCCCTGCACACGCTTCGCAAGTGCCTTGGCACCGACTGGTTGGATATCCCCAATTTGCCACCAGAACGGGCCGCACAGTGGTTCGGCGACACCGTGGAGGTCATGCGGCTGTTCTATTACGAGCGGTTCCCCGTTCGCAGCCTGCACATTGTCACGAAGGTTGATTCGAGCGCGATGGCGGCTGTAACCAACCAGCAAACAAATTCTCTCTCGCAAGAGTTTGCGAGACACGGACTTACAGAAAGTCAAGAAAATAATCATCACAACATATTGACAGACCGAGAAAATCAAGTACAATATTTTCGTGCCACCAGCCAAATACAACCAGACCGTTTCTCGCTCCCGGTCGGTGGCACAGACTTGCCGGTAGAGCAGTTCATCCGTACCTAACGGGGCGGGTGGGCGTTATTGTACAGTGTCAGCGAGCCGCTCGGCACGAAGCGCAGAGGAACAAGTAACTTTTACAAGGAGTTGGTATGACAGATTTGAAAGCGTTGATTGGCGAAGCGGTGTTGCGGCAAGTATCGGGTGAAACCACAGCACCCGTGGCACCAAAGCGAACCGTTGTCATTCGCTCGTCCGGTTCTGGCGTTTGGTTGGGCGACATCGAATCGCAAGACGACGCGGCCCGCAAGGTGGTGTTGCGAGATGCCCGTCGCGCATGGCAGTGGTCGGGTGCGGGGTCTTGTTCGCAACTTGCAACAGACGGGCCGAGCGGCGGCAAGATTTGTGCGCCGGTGTCTCGCGTGGAAGTCTTTGATGTTCTCGAAGTGATTGACACCAACGAGAAGTCGGTTGCTGCTTGGAAGGCGGTGCCAGCATGGAAACCGTGATGAACGGCTACGGCTACGGCAACGGCGTCGGCGACGGCGACGGCTACGGCTACGGCAACGGCGTCGGCGACGGCGACGGCTACGGCAACGGCTACGGCAACGGCTACGGCTACGGCTACGGCAACGGCGTCGGCGACGGCGACGGCTACGGCAACGGCTACGGCAACGGCTACGGCGACGGCAACGGCAACGGCAACGGCTACGGCAACGGCGTCGGCGACGGCGACGGCTACGGCTACGGCGACGGCAACGGCTACGGCGACGGCAACGGCAACGGCAACGGCAACGGCAACGGCAACGGCTACGGCTAATAGAGACCCGCCCAGCGTTGGTGGCGTTGTAACCAACGAAGTTGCGGTGATGACAAGCCTCCAAGTCGCTGGTCACGATGCAACGAACCGACCACCTTGCCCTCTCGGAAACGAGTGACGCAAGGTTTTCAAGGAGATTCGCATGGAAGCGAAGCGATGGAAACCGCGACCTCAACTCCACGTTTGTCTCGGATGCGGGCGAGACACGGAAGCACGTTCTCAAATCTGCGCGTGGTGTGCCCATTACAAACCGCCAGACGAACGAGAAATCGACGACGCTCGTGACGCGGAGTGGGACAACAAGGACGGCATTCAACTTGCAATCGAAAGGGCAGAAGATGAATCTTGACATCGACCAAGAACAATCAGACCAGTCACGCCGCTGCGAAGGCGCGACGATGGCAAAGCACAACTGCTGGGACCATGCGTGTACCCGCGAAACAAACGAAACAACGCACGACCCGCTTCCAGCCCTTGCGGAATCGTGCCTATCGAAAATCTCCTCTCTTTGCACGGACGCGCCGGGCCGCATGGAAGCGGCTGTTATTGAACATCACGCCAAGGCGATTGGCGCAGGCGAATTGATGTGTGGCATCATGGAACACTCTGCGTTCCGAGCCATACCGCCCAAGTATCGCGGTCCATTGCTGGAAGCGATGGAAGAAGTGCGGGCTTCGCTCAGGCTGTAGGTCTTGTCTCTCTCCTCCTCACGAGCCTCGCCCCTCGTGGAAACGCGATGGGCGAGGATTGAATGTCAGAATCAGAACCGTGCCCAATCTGTGGCACCCCACTAACCCCCACCCCGCCCGAAAAACCCGACCCTGAGAACAACGTTGAAGGTCATCGCGGCGGTCGGACTTGCGAGGAGTGTTGTGAGTTTTTCGAGTTTGAGGAGGTTGAAGATGGAAACTAGCGAACACAAATGCTGCGCCGACATTCTTGACTCTTATACGTACAGGGGTCGAAGGTGCAACAAGAACGCCAAAATAGAACACGAAGGCAAGTGGTACTGCGGCACGCACTCGCCACTGTTGAAGAAAAAACGCCAGCAGGAGTGGCAGGCAAAGTACGACGCGGAACGAGCCGCAAGAGAGGCCAATTACGAAAAGCAACGCAAGTACAACGAACGCGCAGGCTTGTGCGTCTCTGCCTGCGAAGGAATTTCCAACCCCTCCGATTTCGTGCGGGCGGCGAGGGAGTTGGGCAACTCTGTTCGTAGGTTCATTGAAGAGCCTGACTACCAACTTGCGGAAGTTGAAGAAGCGTTCCAAGCCTTCCGCGCGGCAGGGGGTGGGGAATGAGTAACGCAGATAAGCCAGCGTTTCCAAACGACGGGATGTTGCCAGAAGGTGCGTTCGGTTGGATGAACGGCCTCACCAAACGCGAGTTGGTCGCGGCGATGGCGATGCAGGGGTTGTTGGCGAAGGGTGAACAGAAAAAGGGCGAATTGTTGCCGGGATTGTTGGCTGCCGATGCCGTTGACTACGCCAACGCCCTCCTCAGCGAGTTAGAGAAAACACCCCCACCCGATGCGAAGTGAGTGGGGAGATTGACGCTTTGCGAGAGAGTCCCGGTGTCGCGCTTCTGCTAGGCGGCGTTGACGACACCAGCCAACCGCTAGCACGGGGACGCTGGGAGGGGCACGCCACACTGACTGAGACATCAGCGGTGTGGGTTTGCTGGGACATCTCGGACAGACGAGAACGGTACTCGCCCAACGGGTCCACGCTAGGCGACTGTTTGATATCCGCAGAGCATGAAGTGGTAGCAAATGGACCAGAAGCCCCCGGCTTCCCCTCACGCGCGAAAGTGCGTGGGTGGGGATTGATGGAAACGAATATCGCACAACTCGAAGTGCTGGCACCGAAGCCCGGCGTGTACAAGGGCGTTCCCATGAGCGTCTACCGCGCGATTCCCGCGCTGAACCACTCGCTCTTGCGGAACATGAAGCGTTCGCCAGCACACTTGCAGCACGCTCGCACGCACCCGATGGAGCAAACGCCAGCGATGGCACTTGGGACGGCGTTGCATGTCTGGGCGTTGCAGCGTGACTTGTGGGACGATGAAGTTTGCGTTGCGCCTGATTGCGACAAGCGGACGAAGGCGGGCAAACAAGAGTGGGAAGAGTTTGTAGCGTCGTCTGATGGTAAAACCGTCATCACGAAAGAGCAAGACCAACTCATCCGCCCAATGTCCAAAGCAATCGGCGGGCATCCTGACGCGGCACGCCTGCGTTCGGCCAAGGGCGACTCCGAAGTCGTCATTATCTGGAACGACCAAGACGGGCTGCTCTGCAAGGGACGCATCGACAAGACGATTGAGACGGCTGACGGCTGGATTCGCGTGGACGTGAAAACCACCCGCTGCTCCGACATCGGTTCGTTCCGCCGCGACATCCACTCGTTCGGATACCACACGCAGGACGCTTTCTATCGGCGCGGGCTGGAAGTGCTGGGCATCAAGGACGCTGGCGAATACATCATCGCAGTCGAAACCGAACCGCCGCATCCGGTCGAGGTCATCACGCTTGGGGCAAAGACACGGTACACGGCTGACGCGCTCGTGACGGCTTGGATTGCCGAGTATGCGAAGTGCGAACGCGAGAAGCAATGGCCGCTGCGAGTGAGCGGCGTGCAAGAGGTCGAGATTCCTGATTGGGCATTGATGCCAGAGGAGATTGAAGTATGAGTACGGAACTCGTCAGGCGCAACGACGTTGTTGAACTGATTGTCGCCAAGAAGCAGAGCATTATCGACAGTTGCAACAAGCACGTTGACCCGCTGGAACTGTACAAGTCGGCACAGTTTATCGTGAGCAAAGACACGAAGTTGCAAGAATGTACACCACTAAGCGTCTTGCAATGTGTTGTTTCGGCTGCTCAGATGGGCTTGCGTCTAAACACGTTCCACGGACACGCCTACCTGATTCCCCGCAAGGGCGTTTGCACCCTGCAAGTCGGCTATCGCGGGCTGTTGTCGCTGGCTTGGCGTTCGCCCGCGCTTGAAAGCATCAACGCCTTTACGGTTTGGAAGCAAGACCGATTCGAGGTTCGGTATGGGTCGTCTGCGAAGATAATTCACCACCCGAATATGGACGGTCCGTGCGTCGATGCAGACATTACTCACGCCTACGCGACGTGCATGTTTCGTGGCAAGCCAATGTTCCGCGTACTGACTCGCAAGCGTCTCAACGAGATTGCAAAGACGAGTTACACGGACGGAGACTACTACCGGAAGCACTACTCCGAGTGGTGCTGCGCTAGAGCAATCAAGTCGTTGATGAAGTGGTTGCCGTTGGATGGCGAAGCAGAATCAAACTTCTCGCGTCTCAACGAGATTGATGACACGGTGAACACAGAGGCGGTATTGCTTGATGAACCAAAGTTGGTTGAGAATCGGGCCGCCCCGAAACTCGAAGGCGTTGTCATTCAGAAACACGAGGACGACGCGGAGTTTGTAAACGGTGTGACAGCACTAATGGAGAAAGCATGAACCTGAACAAGTGTTTTTTCGGCGGGAACATCACGCGAGATATCGAACTCAAAACCATCCAATCGGGCAAGTCGGTTGCGAAGTTTGGTATCGCAATCAACAACAAGTGGGTGGATGCACAGGGCGAGAAGCACGAAGAGACGACATTTGTGGACCTTGAGGCGTGGAACAAGACCGCCGAGGTCATAGCCAAGCACTTCTCGAAGGGCAAGCCCATCTTCGTCGAAGCCCGCGCGAAGTTGGACCAATGGGATGACAAGGAAACCGGTCAGAAGCGAAGCAAGATGAAGTTCGTCGTCGAGTCGTTCCAGTTCTGTGGCGGGGACAGGAAGGCGGCTGGTGAGATCGAGGTCAAGCCGAGCGGGGTTGGTCGCAAGCCATTGCCTGAGCCGCCGCCAATGAATCCAGACGACGTGCCATTTTGATGGATGTGTGGTCCTCACCTCCTTGCGGAAGCGGGCGGGTGGGGTTGATGGGAAGTCCAAGGCTTGCTGGTTCTAGACAGGCAAGTACCGAGTCGTATATGAACAGGGCGTGAATGTCCTTCACGACGTACGGCCCCATCCCTTCCCCGCCTGAGAAATTGGGCGGGTGGGGTTCAAGGCGTCTTAGACGCAAGGAGTCGGCATGGAACATGGTTATGAATGCAACGCGATTGTCGAGTCTGCACAGGTGCGACTTGACAGAGATTTCATCTTGAGCGTTTGGCTCATGCTGAAGTACGACGGTGCCGGTCAGGGGTTTGGTGGATATGTGCTTGGCGGCACGAGCGGCAAGGCGGGAGAACACCACAACCAAAAGAACATTTGCGCCGAGTGGTTGGTTTGGTGCTTGAAGGTGTGCGACGTTGACGACTTCGCCAAGTGTGTCGGGAAGGTGATTCGCGTGCGAAAGAAAGACGAATGGGGAGACATAGTTGCGATTGGACACCCAGTCAAAGACGTTTGGTTCTACCCAAAGCAAGCAATTGGCGATCTGTGTAAGTAAACCACCCCGCAGACCCGGCAAGTCTGCACGACCAGTCGGGGTCGCCACCCTCACGCCGCGCGGAAACGCGGGTGGGAGGTTTTGGACGCAAGGAAGCGATATGGCAGAGCAGTTTTACATCATCAAGGACTGGGGAAAAGTCTTTGAAAACTACCGTTCGCGGGAGTTGAAAGACAAACTCCGCTACGTGAGTTGGCCGGTTTCTCAGGACTCAGAGGGGTTCTCCACACTCAGCCGCACGGTCGAGGGCACGATTGCCCTTGGCGTGTTCGGCGCGCTCGTCCAATGGGCAGCGCGTCGGCCTAGGGAAGAGCGGGGGCAACTCAGAGACGACAAGGGACCATTCACACCAGAACGATACTCGTCGAGGTACGGTCTTCCCCTAGCGGAAACCAGAACGGCGTGGCTCGCTCTTGAAGGGGTCCAGTGGATCGTCCTAACTACCGAGAGCGCACCGACGGCGCACCGAGAATGCACCGAGATGGCACCGAGGGCGCACGCTGGAAGGGAAGGGAAGGGAATGGATTTGTGTGTATCGCGTGCGCGCGAACGCACATTCGACCCGAAGGCAAACGTCCGCCTCGGAACAGTCGCAGGCCAAGCCCTGTGGGACGAGTGGTGCGTCGGTAGCACATTGCCCAAGAGCAACAAGACCGCCAGCATCATGGCAGCCCAACGCGCGACCGAGTTCGTTGCGGAAGGCTACTGGGCTGACGCAGGTGCCACAGGAAGCGTCCGCGACCACATCGACCGAGCGCGGGACTGGTTGCGAGAACGTGTCTCTCGGTGGCGGGAAAGCCCACTAGCGAAGAAGCAATCGGAGTCTGGCAAGATCGCACACGCAACAACATGGTTCAACGAGCAAAGGTACAACGATGACGACTCAGCATGGGAACAAACAGGAACAGGCAACAAGCCCGTCCGCCAGCACGTTGGCGATGGGAGTTACGGAGATGGTCAAGCGGTACTCCCCGACATCTAGACCGACCGCCGAAGAACTGGCGGCGTTCCGAGAGAGGGCAAACGCTCCCCACGTCCAAGCCGAGGGCGACCGTGTTTGGGCCGGATTGAACCGCGCGGGGTTCGGCAAGCGTCACATTGACGCGCCGAGCATCGACGCATGGCAACCGACCGACGCACTTCAACGCATCGTCGCAAGGGTCAAGATCGGGGCGACGGTTGGGGTTGCTGGGAACTTCGGGCGCGGCAAGACGCAACTGGCTTGCGAGGTTTGCCGCTGGTGGCTCAATACGCGACGCGGCCAGCCGGTGTACATGACCGCCGCCACGCTCATGGAACGCCTCAAAGCGGCTTGGAGTGGCGAAGGCGACGACCCCAGAGCCTTGCTGCGAAAGTCGTCGCTGCTGGTCGTTGACGACATCCAGAACGAGTACCACACGGATACGTGGCGGATCGAGTTCGGGAACTTCATGGACTGGCGGTATGCGAACGTGTTGCCGACGTTGCTGATTGCGAACTGGACGAAAGCGGACTTTGCGAAGCACGTCGGGCAACGCATCACGAGCCGAATCAGTGAGGGCGGCGGGATTATCGAGTTGCTTGGCGGGGACCGCAGGACGGAGAACGCAGCATGAAACAACACAAAGACTTTTTCCTCGCGGCATGCAAGTGTCTTGGCGTGTACCCGGAAGTGATTTCGGGTAGCGGGCGAGGGCAAAGCACCGTTACCGCCCGTCGAATTATCGCCCACGTCATGCGTGAACGGATGCAGTTGTCTTATCCAGAAATCGCGGAAGCGATGAATCCGGGGCGTAGCCACTCCTCAATCGTCACGGCTGTACGGGCTTACAGGGCCAAGATGGAAAACGACCCGGTATACGCGGACCTGTCGCAGCGTGTGTACGCGGCCATTCGTGAGTGTTCTGGCGTTGGAGACGCAAGACAAAAGGTTCCGATGGTCGAAAGGCTGGACTTCTGGTTGGAGTTCGCCAAGCAGTATCACCGCGAGATAGATGGCGACGACGCTGATTACAGCGAACCGGCGATTCGCGGATTCGCAAACATGCTGGAAACTTCGTGCAGGCACGCGGTCAAGAAGTGCAGCAATAACCAATGGCTGCTGGCGATTGCGGATAGCACGAAGCAGGGGACACAAACAATCAGGGAGGCGGCATTGTCCGCCGCCGCGCGTGTTGCAGCGTCCATGCACACGTCGCTGGATGAGTTGCGGGAACTCACGAAAACGCACCATCGTTCCCGCGCCCGCCATGTCTTGTACTACACGATGCGTTTCCACTTTGTTGACAACGGGTACAGGCCGTCACTGGAATTTATTGCGTCGGTCATTGCGAATCGTGACCAATCAACGGTTCGCTATGGCGTGTATAAGGCGAAGCAGAAGATCGACCAATGCGACGAAGAGTGGTGCGAGATGGCAGAGACTGCCAAGCGTGCGCTGCTTGGTGAGGCCGAAGTCGAGGCCCAAGTCGAATTACAGGAGGTGGCGGCATGAAACGCGAAGCACAAGTACAACAAGCGGGCGAGAACGCGAACACGCTGTTCGAGGACTGGACCGAAGTAGCGAAGAACGCCGTGATGGACTACGCAAGGTCCAAGCCCGACGGCTTTGAGTTCACTTGCGAGATGGTGAGGGCTGCGACGGCGAACCTAGACGAACCGCCGCACGGCGCATGGGGCTACGTGTTCCGGTCGCTGGCGAAGCAGGGACGAATCAGGCGGGTTGGTTTCACGGAGCGAGCGAACGGGAATCCGGGGCCGGTGTGGATCAGAGTTGCGAGTGAGAGGGCGGAACGAAAGGCGGTGGCGAATGGGTGAGTACAAGGCTGAAGGTGCTGCTGTTCATGGGCTAGACGGAAAACTTCTTGTCGTGTGTTGGACTGGTGTTGGGGCGGAGTTTGTTGCAGACGAACTCAACCAACTCCTCCGCGACGTGCGGGTGTTGCAGGCGTTCGTAAGAGCGCAAGAAAAACTCAAGTCGCTCCGCATATTGAACTTGCAAGAGCCAGACAAGCACAGGATGGAAATCAAAGAAGCGACAGACGCATTCGAGGAAGCAGAAACAACGTTGAACAACTCCGGCGCACTGACGCGGTGGGGGGAGCGATGACAACTTTTTACAACGAGTGGGACAAGAACACTGCCGCATGGCTGCGTGAATTGGTGAAGCAGGGGCACGTTACGGAAGGCGTGGTCGATGAAAGAAGTATCAAAGACATTCAACCAGACGACGTGCGACAGTACAAACGCTGTCACTTCTTCGCAGGCATCGGAGGATGCGATGAAGCCCTGCGACTTGCTGGATGGGACAACGACTCGCCGGTCTGGTGCGCCTCGTGTCCGTGCCAGCCATTCAGTAACGCAGGAAACAAGCGAGGCACCGACGACGACCGGCATCTTTGGCCAGAGTTGTATCGACTCGTGTGCGCCGTCAAACCGCCAGTCATATTCGGAGAGCAAGTCGCTTCCGGCGAAGCGTTGGCATGGTGGGATCAAGTGGCAAGCGACCTTGAAGCGTGCGGTTACACCTGCTGGGCGACAAGTCTTGACGCTCGCTGCTTCGGCTATCCACACATGCGGCAGCGTCTTTACTGGTGTGCCAACACCAATGGCATCGGACAACCGGAACCGTGGAAGTATCTTGAAAACCCCGGCAATTACTCGGAGGATGCAACTCGGCAAGCAGATTGGTTTGTCGATGCTGTTCGACGGGAGGCCCTGCCCTTCGTGTGTCGGGAGCATCATGGGGTACGGGCCAGAGTGGGTGAAGTGTGCTGTCACGGCTTTGGAAACGCAGTTATACCAGAAGTCCAGGCAAGTTTCATAAGGGCATACATGCAAACCCCAGCACTGACGCGGTGGGGTGGAGGTGGGAGATGAAAAGGAAAACACGGGCGACACCTGCGGGAGTTGCGAGGAATCGGAGCGGGATGACGCGGGCGAATCGAAAGTTCGAGATAGAGATGTGCCGTCAACTCATTCCCGATCACTGGTCAATTTGCAGAACTACGGGCAAGCGAAGTAAAAGCAACAGGGCGTTGCATGAACATCGGAAGTGGTTGCACTCAGTGCGAAGTCATCACTACTTATCAATGGATTTTGAAGGCAAGTAAGGAGTTGAAGCAATGCAACAAGTAACCGCGACGGCTGGCGAGGTGGTGGTGGCGAAACGAAAGAAGTGTCCCACCATGTGGTGTTTTCAATGGCTTAGCGGTGCTGGTCATTGGGACATGATTTATGAAACCAAGCGGAATCTGCTGGATGGGTGTATTGCGGACGCAATCGAAAACAAGCAGCCCTACCGCATCGTCCGCATCCCCGGCGAGGAGGTGAAAGATGGGAAGTGACTTGCGACAACTCGACGCTGGTTTGCCAGACGTTCCCAAAGTGTGGGTAGTTCGACACTATCACCCTGCCTGCAACGACTGGACTGCGAACGTGTTTGATAGCGAAAAAGAGTTGTCGCGCCATCAAGCGTACCTCATGCAACAGAACTATCCGTTTGTCGTTGATGAAGTCGCGGCGGTGAAGGGAGGGAGCAATGGGAAGTAAACAGAAAAAGCAACTTGCCCGCGCGAGAATGCGGGCCAAGCACGCGGAGTTTGCAAGGGCCAATCTACAGCGACGGCTGCGAAAACTCGAATCGCGTCCCGTCCCAGTGGTGTACGCGATTGAAAAGTCCGTCGCCGGAAGCCCATCGCTCGCATACACGTTCTACATGAGCCTCTACGACTTGCAACACATGAGCAGCATGGACCGACGCATGAGGATGGAGTATTACGTTGACAAAGCGTTCGCAGAATTGAACGAGAAGTATCCGCCCGCGCACGAGTGGAACTGGACCAATCCGAATGGAAAGCAGGCGGCGAAGGGAGGGGAGAAGCATGAGTAATCCAGAGTGGGACAACTACAACCCATATATCAATCAGGTTGAGGGGAGGATGAAAGACCTCGAAGCGAAAGTTTGGGACCTCACCCGCGAGCGTGACGCGCTGCAAGCCGCGGTGGATAAGTGCAGGGCGGACGCGGAGCGGTATCGGTTCTTAGTCGAGGAACTCAACTACGTCGGCGCGTTCTCGCTTGGAAAGGACAACTACCTGCAAGTATGCGGACCCGGAATCGGCAAGGTTCGCAAGACAATCGACGTGGCTATTGACGCAGCCCGTCAAGCAGCCGAGCGTGCGAAGGGGGTGGAGTGATGGGACGCAAGAAAGATGTGTACACGCCGTCGCAACGAGCGGCGTTCAAGCGACTGGTAGCGGTGCTGTTCTTGTTCCACTCAGGATTGAGCGCGGCGGAAGCACGGAAGCGCGTTGGCAATAAGAAGCAAGCGAAGAAGCGTGCGAAGGGGGGCGGGGATGCCTGACACAGACGACTTCAAAGCACTCAGCGACCAAGCGGCGATTGCGTATGAGATTCGCAAGGCAAGGTCGAGTATCAACCACGTAAGCGAGCAACTTTGCGGGATGATTGATGCGCCGTCAAGCACCGACCACGTAAGGGCGTGGGCCAGACGGCAGGAAACAAAGTTGTTTGACGCGATGCTTTGCCTTCAAGAAATCGAACGACGCAACGGGAAGGCGGTGAAGGATGCCTGACATCGACAAACTCGCCAAAGCCGCGTTCGATGCGTTCTGGCGAGGATTCAAGACAACGACGTGGGAACAGCAGGAAGAGAAGTACAAAGAGAATTGGCGGAATGTGGTGAGAGACACCATCGAAGAGTACAACAAACAACTGTCGCAGCGTTCACCGCTGGATTGCAATTGGCACTAAGGAGCATTATGAACATCAGCAAGCAGGCGATTGAGGCGGGGGCGAGGGCGTTGACGAAGTGGAAAGCAAGCAACATCGTGACTTTGAGCGACGAAGAACTCACAGAAAAAGTCCTCGCCGCCGCCCTCGAACACATCATTCCGAAGGAGTCAGACCACGCTATGTACAGTGTGTTTGATACTGCGTATGGCGACCGCGACACGCACGCATGGCAAAACCGCGTATTCCGTGGACTTACTGCCGTCCTCACCCACCTTCGCGGCGAAGGCAAGCGTGCAGAGGCAGGTACGCCGCCAGCAAGTCAAGAACCCAACCCCGACGACGTTGAGCGGGTGGCGAGGGCGATTGAACGAGCGTGGACAGAAAAGGGTCCGCGTACGCCAATCTACGGCGAACAACTCCAAGTGTTTGCCACCGCCGCCATACGCGCGATGAATGGGCAGTTTTGGGGGGTGTGGGACAACGAGCGTAACGAGTGGATGAAGATGCCCGGCAGCGAAACAGACTTCACCACGACCTGTACGGCTGCGGCAACGTGCGTGTGTTGCGTACAGCCGAACAAGTCACTCCGCATTCTCCCGTACAAGGCTACAGAAAGCGGCATCGTCGTCTGCGTTTCTAAGGAATGGAGCAAAGACCTCATCACAAGCAAGTTGTGCGTCAGAGACAACACCGGCTCTGTTCGAGCGTGGATTCAGAATACGGGCGACGAAGAGGGCGACTATGAGATTGCCAAGGCTGTTGACGCCCGCCTTCGACTTGCAAGCGTGGCAGCAGAAGTCCGCGAAGCCGAGAAGCGAGGCACCGCCAAGTGTGGGTAAAAATCGGCGAAAACCACTGGCGACATGGCTCTTTCGGCATCTATGAACATGCGGGCTGGTGGCGTTGGTATCGCACTCAGACGCGCAAGGTGAAACGCGGCAACTTCACGGTTGACGTTGAATGCGAAGTCCAGCACTCAGGACCGTGGCCGACGAAAGAGCAGTGTGTTGCGGAGATGGCTGGGCGAGGATTGGATAGTGTGGAAAGGAAGGTTGTATGAGTAGTGTGATTGAGAGGTTGAGAGGTCTTGTGGACGACATAACCGCAACGGCAGACGGGCGAGACATCCGCAAACTCATCGCAGCGTATGAGGCGGTGAAGGCGGAGAACGATATGTGGCGGAACCTAATCAGAGAAGAGATTTACATTCATCTGGCCGCCGACAAATGCAAGGCCGACAGCGCGGTGCGAGAATTGGAGGGGGAGTGAGCGAATCGAAGATCGAGGTTGCGAATCACACGTTCTCTTGCAGCGTCCACACTGATTCGATGCCGTACTTCTGTGGATTGAAAATTGCAGGCGCAGAACCGTACGGGGGCGTGTATTTGCAATTACGCGAACCGGAAAGTCTTGAACAAATCGGACACTTCTTGATTGCAGAAGCGGCCAAGATGAAGCGTGCGTACGAAAGTTCGGACAGAGCAAGGAGGTCAGGATGACCCACTCACAGAACAAAGGCAAGAACGGGGAACGCGAGGCCGCTCGTTTCCTCAACTCTCTCGGCTTCACCGCAGTCCGCGCGTGTCAGTTGGGCGTGACTGACGGCAGAGACGTGATTGTGAAAGACCTCCCCAACGTGTACCTCGAAGTGAAGCGTGTTGAGGGGTTGGACTTGGGGACGGAACAACTGATAGACGCTTGGGATCAGGCCGTACACAAGGCTTGGATGAACAACAAGTCAAACGAGAACGCGAAGGCTTGCAGCGCGGTAATGTGGCGACCCAGCCGAAAGACTTGGCGACTCACCTTCATGGACGACAAGTGCGGCCTAGTCACCGTGTTCCGCGACCAAGACATCAAGGCGAATCTGGTGATGTTGAATGGGGGTGGGAAGTGAAGGTGGTTGATCCTGTGAGTACCAGAATCCTCCGAGAAACCCTCGCAGAGTTTGGCAGACGCGACGACTGCGAAGTCTACTACGAGGACACGGACGACGTAACGCAACTCACCGCCCGCGTAGGAACCGAACTCGTCCCAATGGTGTTCACCAACGACCAGCCGACGCAGGAAGCGTTGGAGCGACAGATTCGCAGGGAGTTTCGCAGGGCGTTGGATAACAGGCCGGTGCGGAGATTCAAGAGGAGGAAGTGATGGCGACGTTGGGGATTGGCGTGTACAGCACGCAGACAAGGCGATATACAGACGGTTCGATTGAGTACAAGCATCACATGCCGCCGCGAGATGTCTCCGAGCCAACCGGCTTCATGTACACAGACCCGATCATGCAAGACATGACGCGAGAGTTCCGGGATGAGTACGACGCCGTGAACTCTCGCAACCAAGGCAAGAAAGAATCGGAACCACTACCAGAGTGGCGCGAATGGATGTCAGGGAATAGGAGGAAGTGATTGAGCGACACAGACTTGAATGCGCTGAAGGCTGACAGGCAAGAGGTGTATGGTCCACCAGACATCAACCACGACGGCATCGCAATGCAATGGGCACCGATGTTGCAGCCGTGGGCGGACCACATCGCCCAGATGAAGCCACTTCCAAGGCACGTTGTGGCACTGATGTTCACGTTGCTCAAAGTGAACAGGATGCGCATTACGTTCAAGCAAGACAACTTCGACGACGCGCGTGTGTACATGCAGTTTGCAGAAGAGTGGCAGGAAGCGTGGCACAAACAAACGGAGACTAAATGACTAACGGCAATGGACTGCTGGACGGTACAGAACTCGCAAAGCAACTCAAACTCGAAACGCTTGCGAAGAACATGGGTGCAAGGAAGTACCTCGACAAGTACGGCGAAGCCTTGCGAGATGGACAAGGCGGCATCCGGCCAGAGGCGCGACAACTCCGAGAGAGTTGGATTCCTGCACTCACCGATGCAATCAAGGCCGCAGTTGAAACCAGAGACTACAACGGTGAGCAATACGCCGGTCCTGTGCTGAACGCAATGCCACCAGAACGAATCGCAGCGGCAGCGTTGGGCGCGTGTCTGTCATACCTCATGCACGAACCGGCTGGCGTGAGTCGTACCAGGCTCGCGTTCGCGGTCGCACGCGAAGTCACGGCGGAACTGTGCATCGACTGGTGCAAAGAGACTGACAGGCCGGATGGACTTGAGACGTTCTACTTCGACCTCACCAAGAAGTATCGCCGCTTCCGATCCAAGAACGTGATTGAGTTTGCACGCCGTCGCATGGAGAGCGAAGAACTCTTCCACAAGAAGGTGCAGATTGCGTTGGGCGGCATCTTGCTCACGCTGATTACCGAGTGCAGTAAGTTCTACGGAGAGGACGGACAGCCCCACTACGGCGTGCAGTCATTCCGAGAGGGTGCTAAGCGGCACACGCAGTACATCACTCGCCTGCACATTGAAGTGCAAGAGCATTTGCACGATCAAAGTCAGACGTACGCATGGCTTTCCCCGCAATGGTTGCCGTCTGTCAGCCCGTGCAAGAAGTGGTCGAAGGACGATATTTGGGGCGGGTATCACACGCTGCGATACAAGTACGTGACTGGCACGACTCGCAATCAGTGGAAGCAGATTGAAGCGGCGTCAAAGTCTGGACAGTGTGACGAGTTGTTTGAGTGCATGAACGCTGGCATGGAAACTTCGCACGTTCTATTCAAGGAACTCGCGGACATGCAGGAGGAGGTCTGGAAGTCTGGTGGCAACACCGACCTCGGCATCCCCAAGCGTGACCTGCTCGAACAGTTGCCGCGATTGCCGGAAGAAATGGCGAACGATCCAGAGCGATTGAAAGACTGGAAGTTGCGGAAGTCTCGCATCCACTACGAGAACATCAAGCGCAAGAGTGCAATTGCATCGTTCCGCGAAACGATGGCGGTCGTTCACATGCTGGCTGATGGTTCGCGCTTGCGATTCCCGCCGCAATTGGACTTCCGAACTCGCTCCGCACCGAAGGCGCAGTATCTTTCGTACATTCAAGACGACGTGCGAGAGTCGCTGTTCTTGTTTGCGGACGCGAAAGAGCCGGGCGACGAAGGGCGATACTGGCTCATGGCTCACGCTGCTGGTTTGTACGGCATGGACAAACTCTCGTTCGACGAACGTGTTCAGTGGACCAAGGACCACATGCACGAGATTGCTCGCGCTGCTGCGCTGGGACTCGATGACGATTGGTGGATGAAGGCCGACAAGGGAAATTCTCCGTGGCAGTTCTTGGCCGCGTGCAAGGCTCTCGTGAACCCAGAGATTGCGGCACGATTGCCGGTCGCGTGTGACGGAACGTGCAACGGTCTGCAACACCTGTCCGCGTTGACGCGCGATGAACACACGGGACGACTCGTGAACCTCTTGCCGGGCGACAGGCCGCAGGACCAGTACGCAGATGTGACTCCCGACCTTGCGAAGTCCATCGCTGATGACATTGCCACGGGAACACTTGACGCGCGCCAGATGGAACGCATTGTGGCGAAGGAAGCGAAGTTGCGAGAGAAGGGCAAACAGCCAGAGCCGCGACGGTTGAACATGAAGCCCGACAGTTGGTTTGCTGCTCGCGCCGCTCACTGGCTGGCTCTTGAAGGCCGCTCACTTGTGAAGCAACCTGTAATGACGGTTGGGTATGCAGCCACGCAGGATGGCATGGCAACGCAGATGGCGAGCAAGTTGAAAGACTTTGGCGAGGAAGAACAATTTGCCAAACCCATCGGTCGTTACCTTGCGATGCACCTTATCCCGATCCTGCGGAAGCGACTGCCGAAGCCGATGGAAGTCATGGGGTGGATGGAGGTTGTTGCCAAGGAAATTTGCAGTCGCAAAACAGCGTCGGGCAAGACGAAGCCCGGCAAGACCGCGCTTTCGTGGGTGACCGACCTTGGGTTCCCTGTGATTCAGGAGTACCGCCGCGTTGCTAAGTCGCTCGCTTTTACGGCCATCGGTCGCATCATCATCGAACACGATGACCCGAACGCCAATGTGGACCTCGCCAAACAGATTGCGGGGTTTGCGGCGAACTACACGCACAGCCGAGACGCCACCCACAAGTGGCGCACGACGCGACGGATGACCAAAGAAGGCCACAACATCTGGGACAAGCACGACAGTTTCCGAACTCACGCTTGCAGCCGTTCGCGCCTTGATCGGGTACTGCGTGAGGAGTGGGTTTGCATGTACGCGCCCGACGTGCTGCACCAATTCAAGGCACATCTTGAACGCCGGTTCGAGAAGAAGTTGCCGGAACCACCAGAGTACGGAAACCTTGACGTAACCAAGATTCTGGAAAGCCCTTACGCCTTCAAGTAACTGATAATACAATGAATTGTGGCTACTATTTTCCAAACCCACAACAGGTTGTGTCCCGTGGAACGTCGGGCACGTAGCCGTTGCTGGAAGGCGAGGCGTGTTCCTGCACCACAGGGGCTTCTGGGTGTCTGCCGACCTGTTCGCGCGGGCGTGCAAACCGACCGTTGCTGTCAGGTTATCGGGCGATGCAGAAGGGTGGATTAGGGGGTTCACCTGTGTAGGCACGGCCAAGAACGCCCTGCGTGCTGCTGGTCACAATCCTAAAGGCTTGACACCAAACGCCTTATGTCAATGGGCAATCAAGAATGGGGATGAAGTCATTGTCAAAGATTGAAGAACGCAAGTACCCGACGTGGCACACGATTGACCGTGCGGTTGCAATCGCCCTGCTCAGGGAACTGGCGTCTACGTACAAGGCTGGCGACATGCCGGGCATTGCCGTCGAGAACATTCAGTTCGAGAGGGCAAGCAAGTATCCGGTCAAGATGGTCGCCAAAGAACTACAACTCAACGAGGTCATTCTGTGAATCCAATCGAAGCACTCTTCGGGCGTCCTAGTGCGCCCGATCCGGTCGTTCCTGTTCGCAGGAACACCGACGATGCGATTCGAGCGGCGATGCAGAACACGCAGCCACAAAGGGGCCGCAACTACCTCACGATTGACCCGACGAGCGGGCTTTCGATCTACGACGAACAGGTCGGTGGAACATCCGGCCTGTCTATCCCGCCTTCACGATGAGTCAAAACACAACGCTCGCGGCACTGTTCAGTCAAGAGGACGCAGAGCGAGCGGAACACCTTGAGTTTGCACGCGAGGTTGTTCGGTACGTTGACCCGTACATGCTGCCGCCTGAGAACGAGACTGAGTATCAGGGGCACGAAAGAAACTTCCAGAGTCTTGGCGCGATGGGTTGCGAAGCAATCACGTCGGCCATGCACTTCTCGTTGGTGACTCCGGGGTTCCTGTTCTTCTCGAACGACCTCACGCCGGAAGTCGCGTTCGATCCGACCATTCCAGAAGCAACCAGAAACAAAGAACGTCAACGCCTGTTCTTCGAGGACTTGGCGGTCCACGCTGTCATGGAGGGCGGCATCCCGACCGACGACGGCTACCGCGCCGCAACGACGTTCCACACTGGCATCCGTGCGGCAATCGCACGCACGCTGGTCATGGGACCGGCCCTGTACCGCGTCGAAGAGAACGGCAAGATTCGCAACTTCCGGCTGGACAACTTCACGACGCGCCGCGATTCTGGCGGGTGTGTTCAGTGCCACGTCATCAAAGAGTCCAAAGACCCGCTCACGCTCTCGGAAGAGATGCTGTCAAAGTCTGGACTCAAGCGAGAGGACTTCGAGGGCAAGTTTGCGAAGTGGAGACAGAAAGACCTTTACACGCTGGTCGAATACCAGCCTTGGACCCGCAAGTGGGTCATTCGCCAAGAGATGAACAACAACGTCATCCTTGAGCGGGAAGAGAAGGTTTGCTCCTACATCGCACCGACCATTCGCCTGCAAGAAGGCGAGAGTTACGGGCGCGGCCTGTTCTCGCTCTGGCTTGGCGACCTTCGCACGCTCGATTCGATTCGCTCGGCAGAGATTGACCTTGCGTTTGCCGCGAGCAAGATGCTCATTGCAATCGCACACGGAAGCGACACGAAGCCTACCGACCTTGAGAAGCCGTCAGGCAGCACGTTCTACGCGAATGTGCAGGGCGGTCAGGTGCAAGATATCGCGTTCCTCAAGACCGAGAAGATGGCCGACTTCTCCATTGCTCACCAGACGGCAGAGACAGTCGAGAAGAATCTTGGTCAGGCGATGGGCTTGTTCAACTTCATGATTCGTGACAGCGAGCGAACAACCGCAGTCGAAGTTCAGAAGGTGACGAATCAGGCTCAGTACATCACTGGCGGCGGATTGACATGGCTGGACGAAACCATGCTCCGCCCGACGATTGAAGCGTACCGCGCCTTGTGCCGCGAGAAGAACATCATCAAGCCGCAGAGTGAAATCGACAAGAAGTTCACTCGCACGCAGACGCTCACGGGCATTGCTCAGGTTGCACGCCGCGCGAAGGCTCAGGGCGTGATTGAGATGGCACAGATTGCTCAGGTGCTTGGACCGGAAGCACAGCAGTACATCAATGCCGCAGGCTCGTTCGAGGCGTACTTGCGTCTCAACGGCAATTACATTCCGGGCACAGTCCGTTCGACGGAAGAAGTCGAGAAGATGAAGCAGGCAGAGGCACAGCGGCAGATGGCCGTGAGTGCAGCACAGCCAATCGCAAGCGAAGC